ATCAACTGCTAAAGTGCTGTCGCTTACAATACTAGAACCATCTCCGCCAACAACAAGTAATTCGTTAGCAGTGCCTAATGTAATACCAGTAACACCATCAAGTAAATTTAATTCTGTGGCTGTAGATGTGATACTTAAATCAGATAAAGAAGTTTGTCCAAGTCGTTTTACTGTACCACTATCATTGATATAAATTTGTTGGGCTGAAGTATCAATTGCAACTTCACCACTTACAATATCACTTGTAGTAGGTGTTGCTGTTCCTCTTTTGAGTTTAATTACTGAAGCCACAAAAATCTCCTAATTATATCAATTATTAAAATGTACCACCATCAATTGCTGTAACTGTAACTGCACCACTTGTGACTGTAAAGTTATCTGAACTGAATGATGCAACACCTTTATTTGATGTTGTTGCTAATTCACCAGCGATTATAATGCCTGAACCTGAAATTGTAGCATCAATACCTTCGCCGCCTGTTACAGACAATGTAGAACCTAAACCAACCGCAACTGAAGTTGAACTATCATCTGAGAAAGTTACAGTAGAGTTTGTTAATTGGTTATTATCAATAGTACCTACAAGTGAACTTGTTGGATAACTTGTCGCATCTGATAAGTCTAAAGCTGGCGTTGCATCTGTGTCGCCTAAGTTAAATGTAATACCACCAATTGAGATTGATGAATTACTTAACTTCGCATTTGCAATAGAACCAGCTAACATTGCATTTGTAATACCTAATGCTTTAACCTGTAACGCATCACTTGATACTTCAATTGAACTGTCATCTACTTCTACATCTAATTGGTTACCTGTCTTACTTAAAGCTGCACCAGCACTAATTTGACCTGCACCTGAGAATTGTGAGAATGTAATGCTTGTTGAACCAAAAGTCGGTGTACCATTATGTGTTGCAACATAACCGTTATCTGCGTTAGAAGAACCTGCTTCAACAAAGAAGAAAGTACCACCAGTTAATTCAGAAGCTGTGTCGGCATCTGGACTTCTTGTTAATACATAAGCCGTAGAACCGTCACCTACTGTAGTAACTTTGTAGATACCGTTTTGTGTTTGAGTTGTTTGGTCTTTTACAAGAATTCTGTCATTAACACTTGGTGTTACACCATCAATTGATAATGCACCGTTCGAACCAGCAGTTAAAGTACCTGCACCATTGTCGTATGTTGCTGTTAAGTTACCTGTTGTTGCTAATTGACAAGATTCTTTTACATCTAAACCGTTTACAACACCATCAACATATGCTTTGTTGGCTGCGTCATTGTCAGCAGTTGGTGTTGCAAGATTAATAATCTTATTTGAATTGACATCAACATTACCTGTGCCATTAGCATCTAATACTAAATCGCCATTTGAATCTGTAGATGTGATTGTATTGCCGTTTAAACTAATATTATCAACTTTGATGATTGTTGCTGGTGTTGTGTTACCAATTGTACCACCTTCAATCGTAGCTGTATTAATTGCTGGACTTGTTAAAGTTTTATTTGTAAATGTTTGAGTTGCAGCTAGACCAGCAAAACTATCATCTTGTAATGCTGTATTAAATTCTGCAAGTGTACCTGTTAAAGTACCTTCGCCCAAATCTAAAGTTAATGTGTTTGAAGCACTATCAATAGTTTTATTTGTAAGTGTTTCTGTTCCTGCTAAAGTAGCAAATGAACCATCTGATAATGCTGTGTTAAATTCAGCAGTAGTACCTGTTAAAGTACCTTCTGATAAATCTAATGTTAATGTATTTGAGTCACTATTAATTGTTTTATTTGTTAATGTATCTGTTGAATCTTCTGTTACAACATTTGCATCCAAATTAACATTTAAAGTATCGCCAGAAACAACAGTTGTAATACCAGCACCACCTGTAATTTTAAGTGTGTCTGTTAATAGACTAATTGTTGCTGATGTAGAACTTTCATCAACAATAGTTAAGTTAGTCGCAACTGAAACCTGGCCAGCTGCTGTTAATCTTCCTTGTTGGTCTACTGTGAAAGTTGGAATTTGTGAAGTAGAACCGTAAGAACCTGGAGTAACTGCTGTGTCATCTAAGTCAATTGAAATATCATTATCTGAAACAGTTGTTGTGATACCTGTATCACCTGTGAATGTAATTGTTTCACCTGTGTTTACAGTATCATTTGAACCTACATCAGCAGCTATAGAGAGAGTTTGTGTGACTGTACTAAATGATAGGTTACCTGAACCATCTGTTTGTAAAAATTGACCAGAAGAACCATCGCCATCTGGAAGAACAAAAGTAGTTGTGCTTGTAACTGCGTTAGGAGCTTTTAACGCAATATAGTGAGAACCGTTATTTGTACCCTCGTTTAATTTTAATGTACCGCCGACAGTTGTTGAGTTACCTATATTGAGCGTATCAATTGCTAGGTTACTATCTACTGTTAATGCTGAACTTGCTGTTAAAGTACCATCTACATGGTCTAGTTTATCTACGAAATATTGACCACCTATTACGGTGATATTGTTTGCATAACCATCACCGCCGACACCACCTTCACCAATAAACAGTCTATCACCGTTATTGCCTTGGGTACCTGTTCCATAAGTATAAGCTAATTCACCGAGGTATAAGTCTGACGGAGCTGTTGTATTCGCACTTCTTTTAATTTGAATAATTGTTGACATTTATCTTAGCTCCTAAAAGTTTCCACCATTGAATATAATTGTACCTGTATTGGTCTCAATGGTCGTTTTTGTTACAAATTTATCACTAGGTGCATCATATTGTAATAAGGCGCCATCGGTAAGTGTGCTTGAATCAACATCTGTTAAACTTCTCAGTCTGTTAACATTCTGTACAGACAGATTTGTACTCGGAACTTGTACTGAAACTTGTTGTGGTCCCGCTGAAGTCGAGGAGTTAATGTTTGCTCTAACTCCACCAGTTTGATTAATAACTGCTTTAACCATTTATGGTCCTCTCTCTTTTGTAATATTTATAACGAAAATATATTGAAGAAAGACTAAACTTTTGGATTTACAGTAATAATACCTTCAATTACTCTAGTAACTGTACTATCGGCAGTCTTTGTGATATAAACATCATAGACATATCGTGCCGGTGCGTCTAAAGCTGCGGTTTGACTATCTGTTAAAGATAAAGAAATGACACCTGTTGTAGTGTCACTAGCAATCGTTGTGGTAATCGTTGTATTTGAAGATGACCCATAAGCATCAGCCATTTTGGCCGTTGCTGTGTAACCATCTAAATCAACGGCATCACCGTCTGAATTAGTTACAGTTACATCTGAGGTAAATGTTGCCCCTTGGTCTATTCTAAGATTTGCTACTGCTGCCATTGAATTGTTTTATACCTTCTGCAATTTTTTCGTTGTAGTAATTTGTTAGTACATCAATCTTTTCCAATTCAATTTCATGTCGCACTTTAGATGTTTGTAATTCTTGTCTGGCCGCAATAGTATTTCTAAGGGCTAAAGGAAGAACATCTAAATCATAATCTTTTCCATCAATTGTTATAACATTCTTTGGTTGTTCACTCATAATTTCTCCTGTTAAACTATTTATCCGTTTTCATTCAGTCTTTTGACAACAATATCGTGTTCTTCTAAGACCCGCCAAGTGGCTCCTCTATAACTGTGTATTTGGGTACCAATATTGTCTTCACTAGGATAAGTAGATAAAACTTCATTAATATTTATTGATAAAGGTTTGCCTAGGTAAGGTTGTACGCTACTGTTTTCTAATATTGACCCATTTGTAAATGTTTTAAATATACCTTTTGATTTTGTAACCTTTAGAGGTTTTAAATTATTTAAATTCACTTCATTTTTAGTTTCTTTTTCCATACTATCTCCTTATTTTTAAATAGTCTATTTGAGATTTTTTTGATAATAACTCTCCCTCAATATGAAAGTTAAATGCCATAGAGTATCTATCCATATCCGATATGTTGGCTTTTATACCATGCAATAAAGAAGAAGGAAATAAAATTATCATACCATTTTTTGGTTCTAAAGCGTACAAATTACAATTATCTATAGTCAATTCAGAAAAAGGTAAATTACAAGATAATGGGAAAATAGGCCTATGATTTGTTGGAGACTCAAAAATTATATTACCAGATTTTTCATTTGTTCGTAAATATAATACACCACTTATTAAACTATTTGAGTGAAAGTGACTTTGACCCCAATCACCCTTTTCGTGTTTATTTACCCAACTATTTTGTAAGTACCATTCTAAATGAGTATCATCCACTTTTAAAAAGTTTTTAGTGTATAATTCTAAATTATACATAATTTCTTTTTTCAGC